AAAAGGAGGAACGATTGTATCGTTGCCATGAATAATGAATACAGTATCGCAGTAATCTGGATCACCCCAGCTATCCCAAGGATAACCGTCAGTGAACATAATCAATTTTTTAGGATTGATATCGTGTTCCTTCATGTAACTCCAATTACACATAAAATCAGTGCCGCCACCGCCCATTAGTTCATAGCCCATGATATCATCATTGTAGCCATCGAAGTCTGCTTCGTTATAGACTTTAGTATCAAAGCACCACAATTTAATTTTATAGTCTTTGTATTCTTCCATGATGCCCTTGATTTCACTGATGAAGTCTTTGCCCATTTCATCAGTGATAGATCCTGACATGTCGATGGAGCAACAGATGTCGATAGTTTCATCAAATTGGGTGCCCGGAAGAATAGCACTCATATGCCAAGCTTTGCGACTAGGACGTATGAAAGTGTAATCGTTTTTGATCACACTTTGAATTTGCTGACGTAAAATTTCTCGCCAGTTCATCTTAGGTTCGGTCAGCTCTTTAATCATCCGTTGAACAGATGCTGGAGTATTACCTGCACCAGCAGCTTGAGCTGCCTGAATAGTAGCTTCTTTTATCTCGTCACGAATTTGTTTGAGCTCTTCTTTAGTGTAAGAAGGCCGACCGTCTTTACCTTCTTTCTCCCAATCGATGTGTTCATCTAACAATTGACCTAGAGCTGCTAATTGTTCTTCATCATATTTGTCAAAAATTTCATCATAGATTTGCTCAGTGCCTTTACCGTAGTGCTGAGGATCGTGAAAGATTTTAATGTCTGGAGGTACTTCTCCAATTCGATCACGAATTAATTGACCATTAACACTGTAATCAGCAGCCGCATTCCAGATAAAACGATCTCGACCTTCCACACGCATCATATGATCGAATACGTTATGAAGGATTTCGTGTGCTACAACGAACTCTACTTGTTTATTAGTCAGTTTATCAAAAAATTCTCGATTGTAATAAAGATTACGTCCGTCGGTTGCTGCTGTTGGGCACCAATCGCTACCATCTATAATCTTAAGACGAGTAGCCATATTGCCAAAAAATGGATGACGCAGTAGCAGTCCGACTCGTGCTACCACAATTTTATCAATTACAGGGTCCAAATAACTCATATTTGCTCCGTTTAATTACTGTACTTATACATTATAACAGGGCCCGCAGGCCCTGTCAATGGATTTTGGATTAGTTTCGATCTGTAGCCGCTGCAATATACTTACCATATTTTGCATGGAACTGATCAAAGCACTCAATTTCGTCCGGATCCAACGGCAATTGATACTGAGTAAGTGCCAACTTAGTACCCATAACAACTAATTCAGTTTCAAAATTGTTCATAATGAAATTAAAGAAATTGTTAACTTTCTTATTCCAATCTTTTTCTTGCTTGTCGCAAGAATCTTTGAGTTCGTAGCACAGACTAACAGTTAAAGAGTACATAGCTGAAATCTCTTTAGACTCCATTTTAGTAACCTTGCCGCTCAAGATATCTTCCGGCTTAGGCATTTTGCTAGCAATTTTACGATGCGCCATAAATTTAACAGCAAGACCTTCACCTACAGCACCAGACACTAGATCGGTAAGTGTGCCTTCATCTTCTTCATCATCGAATAACAGTTCAGAAACGAATGCCCATGAACGGGGAGTAGCAAATGCACGACTACCGCTCTTTGGATCGAAGTCGTATAGATCCTTCTTGCTGAAAGAAAGGAAACCAAGTACGTCTTTATGAATACGATTATCAGTGGCCCAACCAAAATAATCATCCCAGTCTACACGCATTTCTAAGTGTACAAAACGATTAGCCAGCGGAGCAGGCATACGATAAGTAACACCCTTGTCGCTTTCACGGTTGCCCGCCGCAACAATTAATACATTGTCTGGCAAGTAGTAAGTGCCAACACGTCGATTGAGAACTAGCTGATAAGCAGCAGCCTGTACAGCGGGAGCCGCAGAGTTCATTTCATCCATGAACAAGATAATTTGTTTATGTTTTTTTGCCATAACAGCATCAGGCAATTCGATTGGAGGTGCCCAAGACATTTTTCCATTGTCACTGTCAAAATATGGAATACCTTTAATATCGGTAGGTTCCCACAAGCTCAGTCGAATATCGATAACATGAGCATCTAGTTCTTCGCCCATTTGTTTAATAATGTCGGACTTACCAATACCGGGGGGACCCCAAAGAAAGATAGGGCGTTTAGCTTTAAAAGCACGACGCAGAGATTTTTTAGCGGCCTTAGGACCAACTTGACGCGATGAAATTTCGCTCATTTATTTGCCTTTCGTTGTAAAAAATGTTGTGTGTTTTTGTATTGCAGTGTCGTTATTGTATGATAAATTGCTTGAAATGTCAACGACTTTTTGAATTTATTCTTCAGTTTGATTAGATTGATTTTGGCGATTTATAGCCTTTACTAGACCAAATTTTCTTATATCATCGGAAAACATATATAATTCAAAACTTTTTCTTTCCGAAAAAACAATTATTGCTGAATTAGTAAGAAAATATGGACAATCCATATGCCTATCAAAAAAAATTATTACTTGTGGACTTAAATCTATTTCTTCAGTAAATGGTACAGTATAACTTTTTATTTGTAATTCGTTTGATAAAAAATTCAAACCTTCCTCGGTTAACCTAAGACCACCCGAATTCTTATTACGGTGACTTTGCCACCATTTGTGTAGATGTAATTTAATATTGGCTGTATCTATACTTTTGTTAGCTTCTTTAAGAAAAATTTTTGTAAATGTTTCTTTATTGATCATTTAATGATTTCGCCAGAAGTTAGTTTAACAACTTCAAAGTCTTCGGTGCTAAATGTTTGATTTAATTTTTTAGCCAGATTGTGAGCATGTCCAGGATTAGAGAAACTTACTTTTTTATACTTCGGTCCAGGATAGTTTGTAAGACTGTTTGAGGATTTTAAATTAAAAGGTTCACCTTTATAAAAAACTGCCCAAATGGCCTCGGCTTCTAGAATCTGTTCACTCTTATAGTTTTTTTTATTAATATATTCTAACAATATAGTTGGTTTAGGACGACTCATATACGACTCCGATAAGTACGTATATATTTATGTAAAATCTATTTAAATCCGCCACCATCCATTTGAACGGTAACAGCCTGTCCTGAGCTTTGTAACAGTTTGTTTAATAAAGAGTCATAGTCTTCTAGTAGTTTTGCATTTACTTCTCCTAAACAATAAGCAAGATTTTTAGCTGTTTTAATATCCAATCTGATTTCTTTTTGTTGTGACAAGTCTGCTGCTTTTACTTGTTGTAAAAATTGTTGTATTGGAAAAGTATTAATCGGATTTGACATTGTTTAATGCTTGCCTCATTTCTAATTCTGTTTTAAAAGGACCACGGTACTCGTAACGTTCTATTGTTATTAATTTTGGACAAAAACTTTTTACCCACCCTTTTTCAAATTTGATTGTATAGTATCCTGCACAATACAAACTTTTACTAGATTTGCTTTTTGTGAACAATGGAAGTTTTTTTTGAATATTAAACAACACATTATACGGAGTTGAACTAGAAGGAAATCCGTAAACTTCCTTTATAGAAGTAGTACTGACTGTAGACTTAATTTTAGTTTCAAAAAACTCCTTACCAAACAATTTTGTTAATTCGTCTTTTTTAGAAAAATATTTTTCTGTTCCTTTTGAGCTCAACATAAATTTATTATTTTCTTTTTTATGAAGAACACCAATTTTTTCTCCATTTTCTTCTACAATCCAAAATTTTCCATCTACTATAGGTTTTGCTTTTATATTCATTGTGTCCTTTCTAATGCATACTTTGCTTGGAATGGTTCTGCGTAGCTCTGAATCGAATCTATAATTTTATTCATTTCATACAATTGGCAAAATTTCATCAATCGTATTCCTACTTGGCTTATGTTTTTTGACTCTTTAATTTGGGAATCGATTGTTTCTTGAATAATACTTTTAATATTTTCAGGTTGATAATTCAAATCAATGAGTCTGCGATTTCTTTCGTAATCGTCAATTACTCGATGCTCGTTACCAGTATGATCAGTCCAACGTTGCAACATGAGATTGTTCCAGGCATATCCTTTTTTATTTTTGTCTTCGAATGCTTCTTGTAGTCCTACTTTGTTTTTAGTTCCTTTAGTTCTAACTCCAGGATATGCACTAAACACATTATCGCTAGTATCGCCTCGCATACATTTTTCAAAAAGAATCCATTCTGGGTTAGGCGCAGCTACCTCAGTTTTAGTCTTTTTATCAATTATTCTTTTACCTTTTTTGTCAAAAATACCTTCGTGTGTAGTCAATGTGTCTGCAACACCGTTATATTGCTTAACATTTGGTGCAATGAGTTGATGAAAATCGCTGTCGGTGCTAATAATAACATGATTCTCGTTAGGATGATTTTGAATAAATCCTGCAATTAAATCGTCTGCTTCTAATTGAGGGTGATGTAACACAGTACAATTTGTTTTTTCTGTAACGAATTCTTTAAATTTATCAAATGTTTCCCAGAACAATTTATCTTCTTCTTGCTCTTTAGCAGTCATTGCGGCTCTAGTTTCTGCTCGATTAGCCTTATAAGGCGCATAAAAGTCTTTACGCCAGCTACGACCTTCGAGACAGAATACGACATGGCTACCGTTAAAATCTTGCCAAGCTTTTTTAATGCTATTAAAGGTAATATGTAACGCCATACCAAGTTTAATATCAGCATCACCTCGTACTACATGACGAGCACGAAAAAATGTATTAGCAGTATCAACTAGAATATAAGTCATGAAACTTCTGAACGACCTTTCTCGATAGGAATGACATTAATGTAACCGGCACCGCGGGTAATATCTTGCCCTTCCTCTGCCAAAATATTACGTGCTAAGTCGCGAAACCAACGATCAACAATTTCTTCTTCTGGATCTCCATCGAATCCATATCCAGCTTGCTTCAATTGTACAATAAAATGCTCATTCCAGTCAAGTTCAAAAAAGCCATTTCTAATATTATCTGGATTTACTTTAGTATCTAAAACTGCTACCCAAGGTTCGTTATTAGCAGTAGCTCTTTCTTTCGGAGTCATTTTAGCTAATTCTTCTTGCCGCCGAGCTTCCTCTTCTTTGGCTAAAGCTTCGGCTGCACGAACTAGTGCTTCAGAAGTTTCTTTTTTTGCTCGTTCTCGTTCTTCCTCGAGTTTTTTAATACCTGTTATTTTTTTAATAAAATCTTTCATTAGGTTCCCCATGCATTTTTGAATAATGGAACTTGTAGTCTGTCACTGTATCTTAGTCCGTGTTTCATTGCTAATTCTGCAACACGGCGATTATTAAGAGCGTATACATTTTCGATACCCCCAACAGGCATTAAATAAATGTGCCCGCCAAAATCTTCCTGTTTATAAATTTCGATAACTTCTAATGCTTCGTTGACATCGTCTTCGCTAGCAACTACAAATTTTAGATATGTATGTCCTAGCTCTTCATAACTTTTTACAATATCTGGTCGTATAGCATCTTCTCTTCTCTCTCCACTAACACTTAACTTTGGGCTCACACTAAATGTAAGATTATGATAGCCGTGTTTATGTGTCCATTTTTCTAGATATTTTCTAAAATCTTTTGATATTTCTTGAGTACCATTAGTTTCAAATGTGATATCTTTCAATTTTTTTAATTTATCGTTATCTAATAAATCAGGATAGCTACGTTGCCACCCTAACAAAGGTTCTCCACCTGTTATAACTAAATGTATTCCTCTCCATTTATTATCAGGTAATAGATCTATCATTCTATTTGCTATGGCATCCACAGTGAGAACAGGACTTAGATCTTTAAATCTTGGATCCCAACTTGCATAACTGTCGCATCCAGTTTCTACAATAGGAAGTTCCTCATATTTGTTGTACAAATGTACTACTTCTGCAATATCATCGTTGGCAGTGCTACGTTCTCCAGGAGGCATGCCGAACCCAGCACAGGTAAAGTTGCAACCAAATGTGCGTAAGAAAATAGAAGGAACACCCATGAAGCGTCCTTCTCCTTGTATACTATAAAATAGTTCTGCTATTTTAATTTTACTCATTGTTTTAGTACCTCCAATGTAGCTATTTTGGCAATTCGCTCTCCAAAGTCATCATCTTTACCAATGATGTACATTTGTGTGTGAGTACGATCTTTCAGTCTATCATGATATCTAAATTCTACAATTTTGCCACCAATAGCATTGTAAATTGTAAAATTAAGAACGGGCTCACTACGCATTGAATTACTTTCAACAACAATATCTTGTCCTACAATTTCTCTTCCACTTTCCCATGCTTCTTTAGACCATTCTTTGAATTTTTTCTTAAACCATTTTTTAATCATCTTTCATTCCTTCTAGAAATTCGTCAACTCGACGTTCCGCTTCAACTCTGTCCACAGCCATTAATGTTACAGTTAACATATTATCTTTGTCAAGTTTAATATCGTAAGGCATTTTTCCATTGAGAACAAACTCGTCAGCCAGAGGCCGAACTACTTTATATTCTTTGAGATTCTTCATTCTGAAAATTACATCGTCGACATTATGCTTATTCATTAACTATCTCTTTCCATGGAAGTAATTTCTGTTACTAGAGCAATAACTTGCTCTAAGTTTTGGCAGAGAATTCTAGCACTTTTATATTCGCCATCTGGATCTCGTCCACTTACGTCTACCATAAATCCGTTATCGTACATGTTAACAGTAAAACTATCCGAAACTTTTTCTAATTTATCACTTACATTCATTTTAATTTTCCTCTTTAAAATCTATTACATCACCATTCTCGTCAGCACAAATAATTTTAACTTTGTTACCGTTTTCATCCTCGATAAGAATTGGTCCCCAAATCCACGCCTCACATTCGTTTTGGCTCCATCCTTCTTCGTCTTCCAGTACTTCATATACACTGGATTCTTCAAAACGTTCTTTTAGTGCTTCTTGTAGTTCCTCGTCCATATCTTCTGGAAACTCTATATCTTCCCAACAGCCGTCCCACATAGTATCAAGTTCGACATTTTCGATATTATTATAACAGCAATCGTACATATTGATGCTGTCTTTATTCTTGTCGCCTCCTGGAACATATGTGAATTCGAATTCAGGAGGATTATCATTATTTGTTTCTACAAAAAAACTACAACCACGGAATCCTGTTTTACGAATAATTGTTTTTCCATCTTTAACATAATGCTCGTGTTCTTCGCATGATTTTTTGTAGTAAGTCGATACTTTCCAATTAGCCATGATTTTCCTTATCTAGGAGCAAAGTCCTGTTGTAGTTTAATGTTGTCAAAGAATTCTTTTTTAGTTCCTTGATCATCTTTAAAAGCACCTTTTAATACTGTAGTCTGTGTAAGACTGCTATGTGCCATAATTCCGCGATTTTCACAGCAGCCATGTGTGGCTTGTATGTAAACACCTACATCTTTGGCATCGGTCGCCTTCATAATCTCTCTAGCAATGTCATTAGCTAATTCTTCTTGTAAAGTGCCACGGCGAGCACACCACTGAGCAATACGAGTATACTTACTGAGACCGATAAGTTTATTAGCGGCGATAATACCGATATAAGCAACACCAGATACAGGTTGGTGATGGTGACTACACATACTACGAAGTTCACTGCGAACAACAAGCATGCCTTCGTACCGATCTGTGCTGTCATTAGGAAATGCTGTGCAATCTGGTGCCAGTTCGTATCTACCCGCCATAATTTCATTGTAATACATCTTAGCTAGTCGTCTTGCTGTTCCTTGACTGTTAGGATCGGTTTCTCGATCAATTAATAGTGCATCCAATACATGTTCGAATGCCACAGTAGCTTCGTCAATTAACTGTTGTCGAGTTGAGTCTGCGTAGATGTATTCACTAATATTGTCGCCTGCCCAGAATCTTTTACCATCTCGCTTCATTTTAAAACGAAGTTGATCGCTTACTTTGCCTTCTGAGTAGCCACCATTTCCAGCCATTGCGTCTACTCCTGATTCGTGAATATCATCGTTACTTACATACATTTTGTTATAAACCATAAGTTGTCCTTTCTTGCTATTTTATTATATTATTTAGGTTTTGTCAATCGCAAAAGAGTATTTTTCTTTACTGCGGCACCTAATGTATTTAGGTTTATGCCACGGTCTTCAGAATATTTTAGTAGTGCTTCTGTATCTTTAGGAAAACAGGCACCGCCAAAACCATAGTATCCATCTGGACCAGGCACTTGAGTATGACTATCGCCTATACGTCGATCCATTCTTATTAGGTAGGCAAGGTGTTTCCAATCATAATTATGAGTGTTTGCTAGTTGATTTAATTCATTCATAAAAACAACTTTAGTTGCTAGGAATGTATTAATAGAATATTTTACAAATGCCGCTTCGCCTATACCACAATATTCTACGTGTTTAATACCTGGTTGTATTTCTTTTAAAATACGTGCTGTGTCACGTTGATAGGCTACCACAGAACCACCTATAATAACCCATTCTGTATTACCAAAATCTGTAACACTAGATTCTGCCCGTAAGAATTCAGGAACATATACTAAATTAGGTAATTTTTTATTCCATAATTCGTAAAAATCCGGAGGAGCAGTGACTTTGCTAATAATAGTGCCGTTATATCCTTCTAGATTTTTTAAAACTTCTTCTACTATACTGGTATCGCAATATCCATTGGTGCCTTGCGGACTAGGAACACAAACAAATACACTAGAACATTCTTTTTTAATTTGATTGTAAGTAGCTGTATAACCTTTAGCAGGATCTAAAATTATAGGTTCGAAAGATGTTATCAAGTTTTGAGTTATAGCTTCGCCTACGTACCCGTGCCCAATAATGCCAATTTTTTCATAAATCATAAGTATTCACTTAATAATATTGTACATAAGCGATAATCGTTTTCTGTTTTAAATCTAAAAATTAAATGCATGGTAGACGACGCAGTAATGTAACGGTGTCCTGGCAATCCAAACACTTCCAACACCTTAACACAGATCTCATTCCACGGCATATCATCTTTTTTCCAATCGATCCAAATATTGAACGAAGTATCTGACATGTCTTTAGACATTATTCGACAAGTTCCATTTCCTCTATCATAGGATAATAGATCCAATTCATTTTTTCTTTTAATTCTTCGCACATAGCCTGAGCAGCTTCTTCTGCACGTTCTTTAGTATAATAGAGTCTTTCCATAGCTCTGTCGCCCTCAGTATTTGTAGCCGATGCAAGGTAAACTATCATTTTCTATAATTCCCTTTATCCGGAATGACATGTCTAACTCCTCCTCTTGGATCTTCCATATCGCCTTTGCGTCGAGGTATCATATGCACATGCGGATACATTACTGTTTGGCCAGCTGCTTCTCCAACATTTTGGCCGATGTTAAAAGCATCCCACCTTTCAGCTTCAACACCTTCGTGTCCGAACTTGTAGGCTGCTTTGTAGCATTCCCAGAGATTGTTCCAGTTTTCTTCGGTAGGCACAAATAACAAATGCCCTGGGGTAACTGCGTAAGCGTCTCTAAAGACCCAGAAGTCTTTAGTTCTGTATTCAATTTCTGTCCACGGTGCTCTTTTTTCATTTAAGGCCTTTTCAATATCTGTCAGCATACTCGTTCCAAACCATATTCATTAATGTAGAATAATTATCCCAGGCCTTTTTAACAGCAGGATTATTATTTCTTGCTTTAATCTCAATCATTTCTTTACGCTTCATATGATTGATGTAATCTTGATCTCCACGAGATTTAACAATTACGTCATTCATTCTTTGATCAATTTCGGCTAAGGCATGAAAGTTATCTTTAGGTATTAGAATATCATAACACTCTAACTCTTCTGTAGCAAAATAAAAATCATGTGCATCCTGATAAGTGCTAACCTGTGGTGGTTTAGCCTTTCTAATAGTGCGTGAACTATGACGTAATTGAATATCCCAATTACAGCAGAAACGATCTAGTTCTTTATTATCCACGCCAAAATTCCTCCCAGGGATAGACAATCCAACAGTCTTCTTCGGCTTTGTTAATTTCTATAGTTGAATAATCTACTTCTTCTTTGCTAGCAAGATTATTATGAATCACGGCAAATCTTACGTTGTTATGAAAGATATTTTTCCAAGCATGATTATTTGGAAGGCATCCACTGGGCCAGTCTTTTTTAATCCAGGCAATAGTAGCACCGGTATCGTTAATGTCATCTACTATCAAAATCTTTTTACGTAGATCTCGATTAGTAGGATCGTGACGTACAGGCAATCCAGTAATCTCAAAATGCTCATACCCTCGATCATTCATAGGAACATATCCAAAAGCATCTTCGGCCATGCCTAAGTCGCTCACACACTCGCCACCGTCACGTAAACTGACCTGTAATGGTCGCATAGGAATATCGAGGTATTGACTAAGCATTACAGCAGGAACAGCACCACCGCGTGTGATTCCTACAATGTAATCTGGACGCCAGTTATCTTTTTGTAATTGCCTAGCAATTTCGATAACACTGCCTTGAATATCCGACCAAGTTACATGTATTTTTTTCATCTTACACCATTTGCTAAGGTTGTCCAAAGTTTAGAGACTTCTTCTTGATTTAGAAAGAAATCGTATGTACTAGAATTGGTTAATTCGCCTTTGTCGTTATACTGTTCCCCAGTAAACATAAGATGTTTAAGTCCGTCTGGTTTCATACAGTCATTAACTTTTAAACGAAGCTTCCAAGCCGGTTGATCTGTTATTAGTTGTTCAATCATTTTGAGTCCTTTAAAGTTTCCCAAGTTTTATATTCTGCTAACGCTTTGTTGTATTCATCATTAATTTTCTTAAGCTTTGAATACTTCTCCTCCATTATAGCATCTCTTGTAGGAATGTTCAACATAGTTTCTATTCGTTTTAATCTTTCGTGCAGATCGTCACCATTCCATTCTATCTTGCCGTTAATTTTAATACTGGGATTACTACTATTCGGAATTTCCATAACAGGTTTTCCGTTATTGTTTCCAAATTGAGTAGTTGGATGAATTGTATTGGACCATACTGCACTGCCACCAGACCCACTAGGGCTTACATAAATTTGACCAGTAGTTGTAGCAGGTATAGTAAACGTTGTCATACTACTTGTATCCTTTACGTTCTCTTTCTTTTCCGTCAAAATCTTCTTTAACCATTTTATAAACTTCTTTAAATTTTCTGTATGCGATTTCCAGTCCAGGATATTCTTTACACATTTCTTGAACACGTTCGTAATCTGGAAATCTACCATCAAACTCGTCTTTATAAAAATTAGTAAAAGTAGTAAAAGAATCGATACCAGTTAAATCTACTGTTTCTATATTGCCTATTGTATAAGATCCTGAATTATAAGGTGTACCTGTTAATGTTATAATGTCCGATGTGTTCAAACTTGGGAGGCTATTCACATCCCAAGTTACAGTGATATCATCAGATTTTAAAGATTCTGTTTCATCTAAGGTTACTGTATAAATTGGTTCCTGAGAAGAATTGTTCACGTAAAGCCTCCGTTTGTTTGTACAACATTGGCAATCTTGTTTCGTAAAAATTCATGTGATCTATTATTGTTTTTACTAACATCTGCCTATGATCCATATAATGGTCCCACGTATCCGTCCAGTTGCTAGGATATTTGAAATTGTTAAAGTACATTTCTGTATATGAAAGTCTGTCTGGCACCATAGGAATAGCATTAAGAACACAACCTTCGTAACAACTAATTCCTAGTGTTTCTTGTAGATTAGCACTAAACACAATTTTTGCTTCACCCAATAAGTTATGATATTCATTTTTCGTCAAGTCTTGTTCTTGGCAAATTATAAATTCATACTGAGGTAGTAATTCTTTTAAATCTCTAAAAATATTCACCTGCTTTTCTGGAGCAAGTCTGTGTGGGAAAAGAATCAGATCTCTTTTTTTCATTCCTTGATATTGTGTAAAAATATCTTGGAAATACTCCATAGGCCAGCCAGAACGAATTATTTTTTGACTGTTTAATAAGTCTTCGAAATCCTCTTGATACCAAGGATTTTCACTCTTTAAACCATTCATTAATAAATTGTCTACAAACATCTTAATATGAAAATCTGTAGCAAAATAATTATGATCGATAGCATCAAAGAATGACTTTTCAGCATATCGAACCCACGGCTTATTGCCAATAAGTCTGCCTAAAAAGTCTTGGGGATCATAACTACCGGCGTGCCACAGTGCGTGTATTTTAACAGGTATACTAAGTAAGCTACTCATGTATTTTAAATTAATAATACCTGGATGCCAAGCATCTGTAAATAAAAAATGATCGTGAGCTTTTATTTTGCCAGTAGTAAATAATCGGCTAATCTCTTCAATTTGACAAGACTTGTAGATATTAGTGCCACCAAAATTAAGGAAGGCGCCAGGAGTAGTGGCACGAGGAATATCCTCAGGGCCAGAGATAACTTCAACATTTTTATGAACCTTTCGTAATGTTCGGGGTAAATGTTCTTTCCATTGAGCAGTATAACGTGTTTCTACTGCTTCTAAGTCTACAATATAGATAGTCATTAGCGATCTTTTTGTTTACGATAGTTATTGTTACGACCTTTGAAATTCCTGTTAGCTTGTAGAAATCTCTTCCATACATCGCTTTCTTTATTATAAAGATCTGCCTGATTAAAAGGCAGTAACTCGAAACGACAAAAGTCGAGCAATGCTTCTAAGTCGTCAAAGATTTTAACGATGTTAGGATTGTTATCGAAGTATGCATAGCCTTTGTAATTTTTAGCCATTTTTGTTTCCTTGTTTATTAAATTAATATTTGATAAAACTACCATTTTCTCCATCTTCGGAGACCTCGATCCAAACTTCTCTATTTGGATACTTTTTTGAAATCATGTCATACAAATCATCTGACATCATTTCGCAACTTTTATAATCTAATTGCAATACAGCTTGGTCGCCATTATACAATTCTTCAAGCCATCTTTTAAACTGGATGAACTCAATGTCTCTGTCATTGTGATTAACGCCAATCCAGACACGAAAATGAAAGATATGGCGATGAGGATGGCCGAGGAACGAAACGTCATATTTGTCTCCTGTTGCTAGGTTAGGATCAGTTAATGCTGCTGGATATTTATGAATACCTTCTTTACGAAAGGTAACCCAAATCATTTTATTTGGTCTTATGTCTTGTTTGATTATCATTTGTATTCAAAAAAATCGTTAAAGGTTGATTTACTCATTGATTCAATTTTCTTCATAGATCCTACAGGTATTCGAAATACATAAGAATTTTCTGTTCTTTGTTCAAAATGACCGTATTCTGATCCTCTTATGTATGAAGACCTATCTCCATTAATTATTTTCTGTCTTCCAATTTCGTAAGCTTCTTCTATTTTTTCTTGTATGTATGGATCTGTAAAATCGAATAAATCTTGGTTCGTGACTATTCCATCGGCAGTAGTTATTCTAAATTGCTTTTGTAGTTTTTCAAAAATATGAGTTTGTTTATAAGATAAAGAACAAATATCTTGAACAGTTATAGTTCCTACACTATTGGCAGAACCAGAATTTACATCTTTAGTTTTAACTTCTATACCAATCTGTTGTAAATCTGCGCCAGGGCCTTGGTTAATGTTCCACCCATCTCTAGACATAACTTGTTCAAATTGTTTTCCTCGAATACTATGATCTTTAGATAATACAGTACCAGTATAATCTTTTTTGATTCGTTTAATTTTCATACTGGGCTGTCCTGTGTATATTGATCCCAATGTGTATACTTAGTTTTACGCATTAGATCGTGTAGTTGATGGGTCCATACTCCAGGATTAGTAGCACCCCAAGTACGGTCGTCAATTTTAAGTGTTGCGTTGTAGTTGTAAAGTTTAATGTAAGGTAATTTTACACTAATCATAGGAATAAATCTATCTTGTTCGCACCACCCTTCTTCGTGTATTTCTTCAGCATATTTGACATCGAAGTCTAAGCAGACCCAATATCCTGCCTCCAAGCATCCCATAATCCTGTTATCCCAAATTTTCCAGTTATCATATGTTGCCGGATTAAAACTTTGACTAGTACCAAAGTAAATTTGTTTAATACGTTTATCTTTATCTTCGAAGCTTTGAGAATCTTCTGCTATTGCAAGAATGTCTTTTAGACTCGGTGTTCCTACAACGAACAATGTGTACATACCGTGAGCTACAGTATGTTCTACTTCATAGCCTGTGAAATAAGTTACATCTTGCCTTTGTTCTGTGTTTAATCCCATTTAATATATCCTCTACTGTAGCCTTGTGGTCTGTTTAATCCATCTTCGAATGCTTGTTGCCATTCAGTGTTGCGATTATAGCACTTAGTCCAGAATGTGTCAACTTTTAAATTATTTGTTTTTACCCAAAGCTCTGCTTCGTACATTGCATTATAAAATCCGTTATGTCTTGGACTAGGCATAGCAATAGTATTGGCATTCCAAAGTAGTTCGCTAAATGTAGTTGTGAATGATTCTTTTTCCGCAGCTATAATCCAAACGCCTTGCGGAGCCAACAGTTTACGTTTCAGCACTTCTGTGTGTTCTCTAATGTCAATAATCACATCATATTTTTCGTAACTTGGCTCTTGTACTAATACATTCTCATTTGCCCACAGTTCGTGATTGCTATTCCCCCAAACTTCAATAGTACCAAATTTGTAATAATCTAGTTTTAGTGTGTTGTAAGCAACCCAGGCAAGAAAGCCACTACCAATTATCAAACATTTAGATAGTTGTAGTATTTTGCTTTGAAGTAATGTGCTGTTTTGTTTGACAATGTTAATACCACAAGCTACTGGTTCTAAAATATATTTAGGCTCGGCGCTAGGAACTACTATAAATTCTCTAGCTCTAACATTGTAATAGTCGGCATATGCAGGCTCTCCTCGAGTCGCTACATAATCGCCTTCTTTAACATTGAGTATTTGTCCACCAACTTTGGTAACAATACCTAATCCTTCGTGACCACTCATATGAGCAGGCAATGTAGGAAATTTGCCTGTCATCATATCTATATCACTACGGCAAACACCAGTCATAACAGCTTTAACTTCAATTTCAGTATCAGCAGGTTCTGGTTTAGTCCATTCTTCTTCTACAAACTTACCATCACTGTATGTTCTAAGTAAACGTACTTTCAAAAGTTCTCCATTCTTTCGTGAATCCAATAATCTATTGTATTTTGTTTACTCCAGAATTTGTCATTATCGAGATTACGTATTGCATCGTCGATCATACGTTCGTAAGCATCTTCTGGGCATAATCCTAATTCATATGTAAATGTGCTATTGCCGAAATCCATTTCAATGTTACGTTTGTCTTTATCTAATGTGCGCCAGTCTGCGGTCAATTTCCATTTGTTACTAAATCGTATTTGAGCAAAGTCGTCTACATCGTATGTACCATCTGAATTAACTGTGCCGTATTCTGTGTTTAATAAATCTTTTAAATGGTATCTCATCAAACTAGAACGATTATTCATAGCAGTAGTTAACCAGTCAGGGTTTAACGCTATATACAAGCTCAGTAAGTGAGGCATTAGATCTCTACTAACTCCACCATAAGCAAGTTTTTTTGTAGTAAACCAGCTTCCAGGACTAGGCACACGATCTTGATTTAACCAATTAAGTCTGACCCTGTCCGCCGATTGAGCAGATTCTTGTAATTCTTTGATGTTACTACGCCACATATTATTCTTCACCATCATAAAACGTGTATCAGGAAAGGAGTGAACAAGAGTCATCCAATTACTAGCCGTGGCCACACCAGGCTTTTCGATAAACACAATTTTACATTCGTGGGAAATTTTTACAGCTAATTGAAAATGTGTAAAATTTGGTGTACAGATGTGAGCAGTATCAAAAGGGCCTCTAGCTAGTATAGCTGATACAGCATCAGGAAAGTCTGCTTTTTTACTAATATCAGAATCTACTGTTACAATCTCGGCTCCTAGATTGGTCAGTACATTTTTGTATAATTGACCGATACCCATGCCTATAATAAGACTTTTCATTGAATTTTAAGTTCTTCTCTAAGAATGTTTTCTACTAATTCGTTTAGAGTAATATCTTGTTCGTGCGCAATTCTGAAAAGTTTATTTAATAAATTGTCTGGAAGGTCTAATGGTACTTGCACACGTTCATCATAATCGATACCCATAACAATATGTGTAGCTTTTTCTATGATGTCATCAGCTAAATCAATATCTACAAAGTTAACATGATCATATGCTTCTTTAACATCTACACCTCTGGTTTTAGATTCGTTATTATGTGCTTCTCTAAATTCAGGATGTATCCACCGATAACTGTTTTCTTTATCATAATCGTGTGCTTCGAATTTATATACAGTAGTAGTTTTAGTATCAAATACAATACCGATACTAAAACCGTCGTGATCTCCATTCCAGCAATCTAATGCATGAGCGTTCGGACCAAAACAGTTCCATAGATAGTCGCTTCCTTCAGTGATACGATAATCTACACATTCCATAAAATCTTTAATTGTAATCATTTTACATTTTCCTCATACTGTTTAAAAAGTCTAGTTACTGGTTCCATTCTTTCTTGAAAAATATCAGGACTTGTTTGAGATGTTTTATTCATATCATAATAATCAGGATAGTGTCGTAGACACCATCTTGCTTCATCTCTGATAATTTTAGGAACTCGGGGAGTATGCTGTGGGTTACACAAGTTTACTAACAGCTCTCTTGTTCTAAGCACAGCTCGAAATCTTTCATCTGGCAAAGTCATTTTATACTTTCTTCAAGTTCATCAAGTTTATCTTCGGAAAAGTCTTCAACGACGTCAGATTGTACATTATCATTATCATTATCGTCAAAGAATTTGGCAAAATTGGTATTTGCGTTTATAGTGCGTTTTCCTGTGTAACCTCTAGTGCCAGGAATTGCCATCCAAAACTTACTAAATTCTTCTACGATTTGATCAGCAACTCCTCTATCACTAGTTGCAAAAATTGCATCTATTACGTCTTTAAAAAAGATTCTATCAAATTTTTCTTGAACTAGCATACCAGGACATAAACCCGCATCATATTGTCGATTGGCTTCTTGAACAGAACTAAGATGCATCCAAACATTATGCCCCATGAGAATAGCATAAGTGAAACTATCCCAACTAGTTTTATTTTCTTTACCCATCCTATTTAGGTTACCAGGAGCGTAAACACAAACTTCGTTAGTTTTAACACCATCTAATACAGGGCTATTTTCTACATACTTGAATATCCCATCTTGAATTAATGTATCTCTAAATAATCTTGTATCTGTTGCGTATTGTTTATTATCTAAAGTAGGTAACATTCTATATAACCACTTCTTACGATCTTCAATTTCTGTCTGTATGTACATTTGGCCATTAGCAGTGGCCAAAAATGGACTTGCACAATCAAAACTAATAGTAAAGTTTTCATTATGATATTTTCTTACAGCACGTTGAATATCGGTAAGTAATAATGCCCATTCCAATTTACTTGTTCCTAAGAAGTGCATCCAGTCTTGTTTACCTTTTTCTAATAAACCGTCAAATCTTAAAGATACAAGTCTTTTCAAAGTGAGATGCAAATCGCACATATTTTGTCCACCCATAGCCCAACCGTTAAAATGTGCATCTGGAAATACCTTCGGATCGCAATAGTGTTTCATACGTTGATACCAATCTTCAGCATCTGAATGATTTTCACCTTGTAACACGTTTAAAAATTTACAATTACCATTTCGATTTTTAATAAAGTAGTCATTATTTAGATATGTGCCTTGAACTGCTTCCATATAGGAATTAATTTTACTAGCAGCAGCGCCTTCAGGACTACGAGCTACCCAAGCAGGAATATCTAAACACATTCCATAATCCATTAGACTGTCCATCCAAGTCAATACTTGACTACGTTTTTTCTGTGCAGCCGGACAATTAGGATCTTTCCAGTCGGCTTCCCACTTTCCTTTACCTATCTGGAATCCTCCAGAGTCCCCAAGAACCCAACTGTCTCCATTTCTTGGACGATTCCTGAACATAGATTCTCTATCATCATTTTTAGCTAAATCTAAATTTGCGTGACCAGCAGAATATAAACACCACTTATAATAGAATAATCCTTTTTGAGGATCTAGATAATTAAGTCCTTCGACATCGTTAATAAAGTTTTGTGGTATTCTGCTAGGTTGTACATAAGGATATCTATGTCTCTGATATCCAATGAACGATGCATAAAAGCCGCTAGTAGCAGGTAAAAATAATGCATAATCGTTTTGTGTGGCAGTTAAATCTGTATTCATTTTGCCTCTAATTTTTCTAACAATGATCCTACTTGTACATCTATCTGATTCATAGCTTGTGCTTTAAATGTATCTGAAGTGCTAGATCCGCTTATGATAGTTCCAGGAGGTATAGTACCAGGCAATGTAGTAGGCCAATGAGTTTGCCCAGGATGTACAGGAGGATTAGTACCGGTCCATGGTCCAGAAGGCACAGCAGTTCCTGGAGATGTTATTGTTGTAGGTGCATAAGTTGATCTATATGCTCCTGCATTTTCTAAATTACTTAATCGTCTAGTAATATTATTAATATCATCTACTATTCTACGTAATGGACCTTTACGTAGTCCTTCAGGATTTTGTTGTGCATTAACCATAGCACTAATTAACACTAAATTTTTTAGTGCTCGTTGTACTGCCGGATTATCTGAACTCATTGCTGTATCAAATAAATCCACAAATGTTTCTAAATCAAAATCTGCTTGATCTTTTTCTCTCATTCCCATTATTGCCTTCCCCATTTAATTTTTAACCATATACGTTCGTGTATGTAATAATCGATACTCAAAAGTATATGCAGTGCTGTAGCAAACCCTGTACTTTTTGCTACATCACCTATAAATAACCAAGTCCAAAAGATAGTGAATAACCAAGCAGTGATTCTATATGTTATCATTCGCACTATAGTTCGTGTTTTTGTTTCAATCATTTTGTATGTGCTGGCAAAATGTAATCATAACTGGCTAAACCGCTGTTTACTGTGATCATCATTGCACCTGCATCTGCAATTTTCATTACTTTATCTCCGTCTAGACTAAGAATGTTTA